TTACTTGCGCCAGTTACCTCCGACCAGTCAGCTCCACGTGTGGCGAACAGCTCCGTCTTCCCTAGCCGCAGCTTCGTCACCCAAACGTCATGCTGCATCGGTGAAGCGGCAGGGGTAACCGTGACCCGACACACGCCTTTCTTAGAGGCGGGTGGCGGAACGAACTTGAACTGCTTCAGTGTTGCGGCGAACGTGGCATCGATCACCGTGTCTCCGTAAGTGCTCGACGCGATCGGATTGCCAGCGGAGTCATACCAAAGCAGCTCGGCGCGGAGCGTCGCGGTCGCGGTCCCGGTCGCGCGAGTCGCCTGAAGCATGAAGCTCAAAAACAAAGGCTGACCGACCGTGAAGTCAGTGAACTCCGGCGAGGTAGTCTGGTGCGTCGCACCTACGGCGCCGGCAGCAACATGGAGACTGTAGTCGGTCATAGCGCGTTCGTCCGATCCCAGAGGCCGCTGTCCACGCGCCACGGTTGACCAACGCTACCGACTCCTCCGCGCCATTGGCTGTCGGGGATGATGCTGTCGGTCGGCGTCGTCTGATTGTTGCGGATGAGAGTGACCGCGGCGCGGGCGCCGCTCGTGGCTCCGGTGACTGTGATGACAACCTGGTTGTTGGTGCCGAAGTCCGTGAGGGACAGGGTGCGCTTGGTATCGTCGCCGGCAACCGTTCCGAGCGGCACACTGGGCGTCACTGCCCAGTTCAGGCTCTCGGTTGTATTTTGCTTCGTGGCAGTCAGCGTGATGACCTGCGCACTGTTCATCGGATACCCGTCGATGAAGTCGAACGAAATGTCGTCAGCGCTCAGTCCGATCGTCGGCCCGGCCGGACCATCGGCGCCAGGCTCACCGGGAGCTCCGTCGATTCCCTGCTGACGAACCGGCGTCTGCCAGGTGTATTTCGATTGGGAGTCCGGTCGGGTGCCGAAGCTTGCCCAAACCGGGTTGGCGCCGGCCGGAAGAGTGTCGATGCTTTCGTACCAGTTCGCGGGCAATCCGGTGCTCGCGGCGGGAGCCGCCGGCTGGGTAGCCGAACGCGTGAAGATGATGTTCACCGCGGCGCCGTCTTGAGCGAGGACCCCGACGCCGAGCCAGGTCGGCGCCGCGGTGCCGGTAATACCTTGGATCGCTACATCGCCGCGCGCCGCCCAGATTGGATTTGCGCCGGTAGGGATCGTCGCGCTCCAGCCAGTCGGAGGCGTAAGCACCCCGGTGCCGAAGTCGTAAGTGCCTCCGGTGGGCGTGGCCGGCTGGTTGGCCGAGCGCATGAACACCGTGACCTCGCGAATGGACATGCCAGGAACGCCAGGATCTCCCTGGCTTCCGTCTTTGACCTTCAAGATGCTGATCGAGTCCGTGATCGTCACGCCACCGACCGACATGGAGCCGGTCACAATGACGCCGTTTGAAGATCCTCGCGCACTCTCGAACTGAGCAACGGTCATGACGACCTGATCGCCATCGCCGGTCAGATAGGTACTCGGGTTTGAGACGTTGACGCCCGTAGCGTCTTTGATCGTCCAGGTAACGGCGGCAGTCGTATTCTGCTTGTTCGCCTTGATCGTGATGTCTTGGTTCGGCAGTACCTGGTCGAACGCGTCGAACGCGACCGTCTGCCGATCGGAGACGACGATGAGCGTGATCGCGTCTGCGCCCTTTTGGCCGGTGATCGCTGCCTGCAGATCCGCGAGCGCCGAATAGAGACTTGCCCACTTCGACTGAAAAACGGCGGCATCGATCGGCGTGTGAACCGCCGTGTCGTTCCAGGCGGGAACGAGACCCGTCAGGTAATCGACCAGCGCCGTTTTCGCCGCGGCCGCGGCATCTCGCTCTGCCTGAAAACTGTTGAGCGAGGCAGCCTTGGCATCGAGCGCCGACCAATCGCTGATCGCCTGATTGTAGGAGAGGATGAGCGCGGGTTTCTCGGTGGTCGAGAGCACAGCGTCAGAAGCGATGTATTCAAGGTTCTGAACGACATCGAGCGAGTTCCGCCCTTGGATCGTGCCTTGAATGTCACCGAGATAGACCGGGGCCGTCGCGGGCTGATAACCAGGCGTTGTGATCGGCGGCGAAAGAATGACGCCTTCCGCGGCGACATCCTTGTCGACCCGGCGGTACGCGCGGACCTCGAACGTGAAGGTGTGATCAGCGGGGACGCCAGGCAACACAAGCGCCCGGCGATTTGCGGGCGCGAAATGCGTTGTTACCGTAGGGGCATAGACGATTGCGGCCACGCGGGCATTATCGCATGTGTGTCGCTAGACATGCAAGCCCCTTATGGGCTCGGCGGGTGTTGGTTCGTGATCGTGATCTCGAACCCGTCAATCGTCGCCTCGTCGCCATCCCACAGCCATTCCATGCTGACGTTGGCTGATCCGTCAGCATTGAGTGTGTGCTCGACGGCGCCGGTTTCCGGCAGGGTGGGGGCGAGGATTGGATCGCCGTTGCGGTCGTTGCTCGACAGCCAGTTTTCCATAAGACTACCGGGCGTCACGACGACAGTGAAGTCGTCTTCAACCCACAGTGAAGTCGAGCTCCCGTTCGCCGAACGGACGCGGGCCGTGTAATTGCCGGTGGGCAGGCCGGCGATCTCGACGGGACTGTCCCCGGTAAAGCCGACGCTCGTCCAGTTGGCGTCGATCGAGCGCTTGTATTGGACTTCGTAATTGCTCACGCCAGTCATGTCCGCCGGCGGGGTGAAATTGACCGCAACCTTGCCGTCGACCTCGAAATGGACATCGGTCACATTGACGTTCGTCGGCGGGTCGAGATCCGCATAAAGCACGTCGATCGTCGCGCCGATGGACGGAGCGCTGGTTACCGGCGCGCGGTCGCCACGCTGGTTGAAGGCAACCATCATGAACAAGACGCGATCGCCAGGCTTCACCTGAATCTGGTACTGGTTGGTGTTCATCGCCGAGCCTGCAGGCTGCAGAGCTTCGCCGTTGATGCTGACGAAGATGTCGGCGCCGCCGTAATTGAGGATGTGACCAGAGGACCATTTCAGGTTCACCGGGATCAAGCCGCGGCCAGCCTCAACGATCTGATCGAAGCCGAGCATGATTGCCTGAACTTGAGACACCGCGCGGTCGCTGCCGATGATGACCGGGACCGGGAGCTCGACTTCGGCGGGACCATAGACTCGTTCATCATACTCGATGAAGGATAGCTTACGCTTTTCCAGACCGTTTCCGCTGACGCCAGAAAGGACGTAGGGTTTTTTGACCGAGATAACGGGGCCGAATGCGAAGTTCGCAAACTCATTCGGTGCGTCAGGAAGCGGGGTCGTCAAGGTCAGCGAGCTCGTGCCATCGGCATTCTGAGTGACGCCCGACACTGGCGTTTCAATGACAACATCCGTGTCCCACAGCTCCGCGGTTGCCCCGGATGCAATGCCGGTCGGCGCGTTGGTCAGAAGAATCGTGTGGTAGCTGGTGCCGTTTGTAATCGACGCGATCTCGTAATCCTCTCCGCCGACGATGAGCCGCTTCGAGTTCAGCTGCTCGTCTGTGAAGTCGAGATCATTGGGCCGGTTCACGATCAGCGACTTGCCCGCGACCGCGTTCACGGTCACCGTAGCGCGCTGCAGAGCGTCAAAATGCACGAGGGCGCTGCTGTCCCCGTTCAGCGTCACCTTCTGATCGAGATTGAGCACGAGGCTTGTGCTGCCGGCGGCCAATCGGCCGGAGTTGGCCCAGTCCATCATGTCATGCTGAATCAGCGCAACTTCGCCGAGCGTCATGTTGATGGAATCGAGCCAGCTGTCGAACTGGATCTGGCGAATAATCAGGCGGTTCTGATAGATCGCCTTCCAGAGCTCGCGCCGAGCCTGCTCGATGTTGTCGACGCCGACGAACGACAGGTTTGCCGTTCTGGGCGTCTCATTGAATTGAACCGCCTGGGGATCGACGTAGCGAATGGTTTTCGCCTTGTTGCGATCCGTCTTGTCGTAATAGGTGAACTCGTATTCGTTCGCCCGATCCTGCATCGACAGGTAGGTGATCTGGAACGAGTCCTTGATGATGCTGCCCTGCGTGAAAACGTGGACAGGATCTCGCGGCCGATCGATCGCCACCGAGATCTTGGTGCCGAACGGGACCGGAACTGCCTGACCGATGCGCAGCACCTGGCGCAGTGCGTCGCCGACATTCGACGACTCCGCGAATGCCCCATTAAACTGAATGTTGTTGTCGTCGCACCATTGCGCAAACTCGACCCACCGCGGCCAGTCGATGCGCGATGGGCTGATCAAGGCACCGCGCTCCGGCGACAGCAGGATGTCGAGCCCGATCCAGGCGGGGTTGCTGGTCGGTACGATGTCGATGACGTTGCCGTCGATGTCGTAGCGGCGGCACATCGACTTCACGCGGCAGGTGAGCTGCGGGATGCCGTTGAGCTGATCGTTCAGCTTGATCCGAAGGGAAAGGTTCGCGGTTCCACGCAGCGCCACCGGAGTGTTGTCGATCTCGGCGACATCGGTGAGCATGACGGTATCGATATATTCGTCGCGCGTGTCCTCCGCGGTCGTCCGCCGAATGCGAACTTCGTACTGTCCGCGCGGCAGCGTCGCGCTGGAGATCGAACGGCGGATCGGGACCGTGCGATGATCCATGAAGGTAACCTTGCCCGAACTGTTATAGCTTTCGGACGCGAGAACCTTGTTGCCGTGATTTTCGATGACCTCCCAGACGTTCGTGGCCATGTCGGTGACCACCGTGTAATTGCCGGCTGGAAGATCCGCGGAAAAGGTGCGGGTGACCATCGGCGTCACATTGGTATTGCCGGCGAGCGCGCCGCTCCCGGATGCGTCGAAGACGTAGCCGCCTTGTTCCTCTTCGGTAGGCGTGACTACGCCAAGAATGTGCTCTTCGCCGGTATCGACGTTGACGGCCTTCACGGTCTGCGGCGTTTGCGCGGCGACGGCGGTCTTCGACGCGACCTTCACCTGGATCGCCTTGAGGAAGATCGTCATGAATGGCGGCAGGGTGCCGGTGGTGTACCCGCCGCCGCCGGTCGAGAGCGGAAGCTGGCTCCAGGTGGTGTCGCCAACCTTCCGGTACTGACACTCCAGGCCGACTGACAGCGGCTCCTTGTCGCCATGCTTCTTGTCGATCTTCGTCAGACCCTCGGAAAACACGATGTCGAAACGAACACGATCAACGGGGCCGGTCGTGAGGTGCGTTGTCCAGGTCGTATCGAGCTTCGCCGCCTTGTTGATTTGCACAATGGATGCTGGGAACCAATCGTTCACAGGCTCGGTCAGCGTCCCCTTGTGAAGGCGATACTGAACATCCTTGAAGTTCGAGAGCGGCTGTTCGTTGAGCTCGACATCGAGCGCGTCGAAGATCTCGCCATCGTTTAGGACGGTGCGCAGATACAGATATTGATTCTCGCCAACATTCTGCGTGTAACAGTCGCAGAAGTTTCCGCCGATGCGGAAGTCGCCGTAAACGACCGGATAGACGATCCCTTCAGTCGCCGAGTTCTTCGCGCCGTCGAGACCGTATGTCTGATCATCGTCGTTCCCGCTCTTCGGCTTTTTGGGCATCATCAACATCATCGTCGCCATACCGACGAGCATCGAGACGCCGACTGGGATCAGCCATTGCATGCCGGGGACGAATGCGCCGACAACGATCGCCGCGACCGCTACAACGGCCATCAGGATCTTCTTGAGGCCGCCACCGCCGCCTTGCGGAATCAGGATGAGCGCGATCCGATCGAGCCGCTGGAGCTTTCTCTCGGCGACATCTTCGAGCTCGCACGGCTCGCCGTTGATGAAGAGACCCCACTCGGCTTCTTCCGGCAAACCTTCGAGATAATCGGAGACCGTGGCGTCCTCGCGCCACTGGAGCTCGTGCTCGTCGACTTCCTTCAGGTCGAAGGCGTTATAGGCGATCGACAGCCCCACATAGTCGTTATCGTTGACCGCCTGCGGTGGCAGGGCGGCGCCGATGACCTGGTGCGAGCTGGAAGTGAGCGCGAGAGCCCTATTCATAGATGTAGCTCGCCATCGGCCGCAGACGCCAGTTATTGGTCAGCTTCTCCGTGGTGACACCCTCACCCTCGATGCAGTGGGTGAAGCGGTCATTATTCAGCATGAAGCCGACATGCGCACCGGCTCCATCAACGCGGAAGGTCAGAAGCGTGCCCGGCGTACCGATCGGAAGGGGACGCCAACGGGGTCCGGCAACGGTGTTGCTGACCAGGTGCTCGATCTCTTCGAGCGTGCCGGGACTCTCGAAGTCCGGCAACACGCGCCCAGTCCGAGCGAAGAGCTCGCGGACGTAACCATAGCAATCCCAAATGTGAGGACCCCGCGCCCCGCGCAGGAACGGATCGCCGAGAAGGTCGGTAAAGGTCGGGATCGGGTAGGAGAGCATGGAACCTCGATTATCGCATGTGTGCCGTATAGCATGCAACTCAAATGTTCAAACGAACCAATCCTGGCAGGCCGCGGAAGTTCAGCTGGTTGTTCTTCTGAACGCAACCGTTGGCCCCTTCGAGTGTGTAGTCGCAGGTCGCGACGGGGCCGGTGTAGCCGCAACCATAGCCCTTGAAGCGCCACACGCAGCGACCTTTGAACTGCCGATGCCGCGGGAAGGAGACTGTCAGCGGGTTCTCGGCGCCGAGCGTAAACGACACGACATAATTCTTGACCGACGAGGCGGTGACCTGGAGGACATGCTCCATCTCGGGTGGGTGATCGAGCCGCTCCGAATTGACGATGCGCAGCGTCAGCTCGCTGAACACGCCGCCGGCCATATTCTCCATCCGCGATGCGATGTAGCGGGTCTGATCCTGGGCAGTCACTGAGACGCTCGGATCCTCGCCCTGCTTCTGGTCGATCTGAAACTCGAAGTTCGCTGCCTGATAGAGCTGCCCTTGAAACAACAGGCTTTCGTCGTTCCGCGCGATGTAGAGCGTCTCCGTCACCGCGCGGCTGTTGGGGTCAATGATGCGGATCTCCAGCAGCGCGACCCATACGGCGCCCGATGTGATTTTATTCTTGTCGATCGCCGACGCGACGGAAAGGTGACGCGCCATCAGATCTCACTCATCTTGATCGTCACGTTCCACATGCGGTTCTGGCCGACGCCGACATACTTCGGGTCCCATGTGTCGAAGCGAACCTGCCGATCTATGCCGTGGATGTAGTCGTGGTAGACGAAGCCAACATCCAGCTGGTGGTCGCGCCAGAACTGCCGCAGCACGAGATAATCGTCGTTCGGAATGCCGATGAAGCCAGTGCTGATGATCTCGCGCGGGACGCGCGTCGTCCGCCGGCGGCGGAACTCATATCCCCCATCGGTTCCGCTTTTGAGCGTTTCGTCGATCGGCGTGCAGTCGTAGAGCGACGGACTCTCGCCCTGGGAGAGTCCGTTGCCCTTTGTGGGAAAGGTGTCCATCAGCGCACTATATCATGCATGCGTGTCACTTGCCATGCATTCCAGCCATAGCATCGCGCAGCGGGCCTTGCTTGTTCATCGCATCGAGAACGACCGAGATGATCATGTCCTTGCCGTTGAACTCGGTGCCCACATCGGCATTGAGTTGCTCGCCGCTGTTGTTGATGACGTTCACGGTCACGTTCGGCTTCTGACCCGCGGCGAGAGCACGCTGATCATCCTCGGTGAGCACGCGCTCGCCTTCGAGACCGATCATTGGCACTTCCCGCGGGCCGAGCTTATCAATGACGCCGCCACCGTGGTACTTGAAGGCGCCATCGAACATCGCCGAGTTGACGCGTGCGAAGCTCTTCGACGTACCGATGATCCCGCCATCGTGGTGCTTCGGAGCTTCCCAGGTCGGGGCCGCGCCACCGCCGAAGCCGGAACTTACCGACTGCCCCATATACTGACCGAACGAAAGCGGCTGACCGCCACTGCCGGTCGGCGTCATCCCCAGCGCAGACAGGATCGCGTAGGCGATGAGGGCCTGCAGGATGACCTTCAGGAGCTCCTTCAGGACTTCCTTGGCGAAGTCCTTCACGTTCAACTTGCCGCTGGCAAGCTGATCGACGAACGAACTGATCGCGCCGGAGAGCACCTGCTCCATATTGTTGCCGAGTTGCGCCCACTGGCGCATCATCTTGACGGTCGAGGACTCGTTTGCCCGAACAAGCTCGGCTTCCTTAGCCTTCTTCCAATCGTAGAACGCCGCGTTGATGCGCATACGTTTCTTGATGGACTCGGCGTCCATGCCGGTGATCGCGTTGAGGGCAGTTTCGATTTTGCTCTGTTCGTCGTCGATCTCGCGCTGCGTTTCCGCGATGCGCTGCGCACGCTCGTCGCCGATGAGCGTGTTGTTGATCTTCTTGGTGTCCTGATCGAGCCGGAAGGCTTCGAGGATGCCCTCGTTCTCCTTCATCTTGTTGACGATCTCGTCAACCTTGCCCTTCCACTTTTCGAGCTCGTCCGGCGCGAGCTTCAGCCCATCGATGATGGACATGAAGCGACCGCGAAGCTCGTCAGTGTGCCGGTCGGCCTCAATCGAGCCGTTCTTGAAGCTCTCCCACAGAGCCTGCGAGCTCTCGTCGGCCTTCACGAACTCCTTCGAGAGCTTGTCGAACGCACCGTCGATCGCCTTACCGTGCTCAGTCTCGTCCTGGCCCTGGTAGGCTTGACGCAGCGCAGCGATCTTCTCCGGCGTGAAGCCCTTGAAGGCACCACCCAGGGATCCATCAGCGCCGGTAGCCGCCTTCAGCCTGGCCTCGAACTTCGCGAGGTTGCCAGCGGAACCATCCATCTCGGCGACCATCTCCGCAATCCGGCCGGTCACCTGGCCCATCATGGAGTCGTAGCGCTCATTCGCGCTGCGTGCGTCTTCGGTGCCCTTCACAGAGTCCTTGAGGAGCGCCTGCTGACGAAGCAGCGAGATCTCGGCGGGGCTCTTGCCGCGAAAACCGCCGCTGTTGAGCGTCGCCATGAACTTGATCAGGTTCGTGCTCTTGTCCCCGGCTACCTGCGCCTGCAGCGCCGCGATGTTGCCCTGCAGCCCAGCGATGCGGTTCGCTGCCTTGTCGGCCGCAGACAGGGTATTCTTGCCGTTCTTACCCTTGCCGGCGAGCGCTTCGGTGATCAGGTCAGCCGAGTTCGCACCCTGCTGGCCCATCGTGTCCATTTGCTGATTCAGGCCGCCCAGGCGAGCCGTCAGGACCGCGATCGTGTTCGCGCGCTTGGCGGGATCGGGGATCCGCTGTGCCTGCTGAAGCTGCCGGTTCGTTAGGTTGATGCGATCGGCGAGCCAGCCGCGTTCCTTCGCGAGCTGACCGTCGCGGAGCGCCGCGAGTTGCTGACCAGCTTGCTTGTCACCCGCGAGCGCCTTCGCCTGCAGAGCCTGATACTGATCCTGAAAGTCTTTTTGCGCGTTGATACGGTCGCGATAGTTCTGCCGTTCGTAGCCGAGCTGATCGGCCTGCTGGCGGCCGAAGTTCGCGTATGCATTCGGCGACTCCGCGGTGACATAACCCCGCAGCTGATTGCGCTCGTCTTCGAGTTGTTTGCGGCGAGCCGCAGACATCCCGATCTCGGTTTTCATGGTGAAGCCATCGGCGCCGTCCCCGAGAGTCGCGTCGATGTCTTTGATCCGACTCTGGGCCTTCTTGACGGACTCCATGGTCGCCATCGCGCCGACATATCGGTGCATCGCCTGCGCAGCTTCGTCGGCGCTCACCCTGGTTTGGTTGAGCCAGCTGGAGAGCGTCTGTGCAGCAATGATGAAAAGGCCGATCGGACCCAGGGCGAGGTTGACCATCTCGCCCATGAAGCTGACAGCGG